GAGCCTGCTCACGCAACAGGCCACAGTACCGGAAGAGACGATGCTTACAGCGCCGGCAAGACGCAGCGGAAAGGCAAAGGTGAAATTTTGATCGAAGTTGCCGAGATCACACATCGTTTATCTACTCTCAAACAAATGCGGAAACCTTGGGAGCCGCTATGGAAGGACATAAACGACCTTGTGCTTCCCAGGCGGAGTTTTTGGGATATCGATGCCACCGAAGGCCAGAAACCCAGCGTCAAAACATATGACGGTACGGCGATTGCGTGTCTGCAATTGATGGTGGACGGACTTCTCGGCGCCCTTGTGAATCAGATAGATCGATGGTTCCGGCTGGTGATGGAGGACAAGAGCCAGCAAAACCTGGAAGACGTAGCGGACTGGCTGGAAGAAAACGAAGAAATACTATACGCCGAGTTTTCCCGTTCTAACTTCTACGAATCGATTTCAGAGTTTTTCATGGATGCCGGCTCGATCGGTACAGCCGTGATGTTTACCGAGGATGAAATCGTATCCGACCGAATGCTGTTTTCCACCCGGCATATCAAGGAATGTTATCTCGCCGAATCCAAAACCGGCATGGTGGATACACTGTACCGCGATTACGTGATGACAAACCGTGCGGCTTATCAGATGTGGGGGAACAAGCTCCCACAGCAACGACAGGATGCAGCAAAATCGGCAGCTTATGCCAAGGCGCATATCATTCACGCGGTATTCCCAAGATCCGACAGAGTGCCGGGAAAGATCGATGGTATCAATAAGGAATTCGCTTCCGTTTATGTGGACAAAGATCACAGTCAGATTATCGATATAGGCGGATACGACGAATTCCCATACCTGGCGTGGCGCTGGCGGAAAAACAGCGATGAGGCGTACGGACGATCTCCAGCCGCCGATGCAATAAACGATATTTTCAGAATCAATCAGGTCGGCTTGACCATGCTCAAGGCCGCCCAGCTCGCCGTTGAGCCGCCGCTGAATGTACCCGACTCGATGAAGGGCACGGAGCGGATAGTCCCACGTGGATACAACTACTATCCCACGGGCAGCCGGGATCGTATCGAAGCCATAAATCTATTCCAGAATTATCCCATAGGCAAAGACCAGGAAGAATCGATTAGGGATCAAATCCGCGAGAACTTCAGGACGCGTATTTTCTTACTCATGGAACAGCTCGAGAAGGGCAACTATACGGCAACGGAGATTATCGAGCGTCAGGGTGAAAAGGCCGCTGTACTGGGAGCGACCATCGGGAGGCTGAATAGCGAATGCCTTATCCCGTTGATCGACAGGGCCTACAAGATTTGTGACCGCAAAGGAATCCTGCCGCCGCCACCGCCCAGCCTGATGTCCGGAGGCCGGGTGCACGTAGAGTTTCAAGGCCCGCTCGCCATGGCCCAGAAACGATATCACCAGACAAGAGGAGTACAGGCCGGCGTGGAGTTCCTGAAACAGATGGCAGAGCTCGATCCGAACGGACAATCAGCTTTCCTGGACAACGCAGACCTGGATGAGCTCGCCCGGATCGGCATGGATTCCTCGGGGATTCCACAGAAGGTTATCCGCGAGCTCTCGCAGGTAATGGCGATCCGCAAGACAAGGCAGGCGGCTATTCAGGCTCAACAGAAACAGGCGATGGAGCTGGAGCAGCAGAAACTACTTGCCGGGAACGTGGACAAGCTTAACCAGCCGATGCAGCCGGACTCGATGTTGGCCGGACTGGCGAAGGGAGGGCAACGTGCCCAAAGGTAGTCGCGTGCACAAGGTTTATACAGCTCTCCGAAGAGGAGGGGCGAGCAAAGGAAAGGCTGCGCGGATAGCGCAGAGTAAGACGGGACAGTCCTTGAAGACCGGAAGGAAGAAACGCGGTCGTTGACCGCTTAAATAAATCAAGTCTCGCCACTGGCGGGCACGGAGGAATCTTATGAGTAGTGTTACGAGAATGGCTCAGAGCGATCGCAATCTGAGGATGCCTGATGGCACACAAATCGGCATTAAGAGGGTGGGGCAACAGAACGATGAGATCATATCTCAGCTCCACGGGAATCTCTACGAGCAGTCCTTTCGGAACCTGTTGTATGGTGCGGCCAGCCAGGCAGCGACGACCACGACAATCGCGCTGGCTACGACCTATACCGGGCTATGTCTTTCGAATCCGGCAGGGAACAACATGAATCTGGCTCTTCGCCAGGTCGGCATCGCTCTTTCCGTTGCGCCCGCCGGGGCCGGCCTCATAGGACTTGGCGGTGGATATTCGGCTGCCGGTATTGCAACCCATACCACACCGCTGGTGACATATCCGCTGAATCTTGGGAATGCTAACGCCGCAACCGGATTGGCTGATGGTGCGGCTACCCTGGTGGCCGGCGCGGGTGCTGGACTCTTGAGGGTGATCATGCCCTGTCTCAGTGCGTTTACCAACGGCGCATTATTTGGAACCACTCCCCAGGTTATCGACATGCATGGCTCGGTAATCATCCCGCCCGGCGGTTTCGTGTTCATCTACACGCTGACCGTTGTTATCGGTTTCTTCGGCTTCACTTGGGAGGAGATTCCTAGAACCTAATGCCCGAGGAACTTGACGGACCGGAAGCACGACGGAAGGAAGTAGAAGCCCGACTGAAGGCAATTGATGCGGCGTTCGACAACGTATTCAGCAGCCCCGACGGACAAATAGTCCTCGGGGTTCTGCTGGATGACTGGAAGTTTTTGGAAGAGGTGACCGGAGAAGGCATGCAAGCGTTAAACAATTATGCCAAGTTTTTTCTCATGCATAGAGTTTCACCTCGGATATCGGCCCAGGCTATAGAAGTCTGGAGGAAAGTAACGAGTAAGGAAGTGTAAAATGGCAGACGAACAAGCTGCGAGCCCGGGAACGGACAACCCGCAGGCTGGTGGACAGGGGGGGGGAACAACCCTCACCACGCAGAAGACTGAAAGCACCACGCCGTTGGCGGAAGGTGCGACCAAGTTACAGCCTGCATGGATGGCACAGCTACCGCAAGACCTGAAGGAAGACCAGAGCTTGACCAAATTCCAGACCATCGGGGATCTGGGGAAAAGCTACAAGGAGCTTGAAGGGAAGCTGGGTAAAGCTATTGTCCTACCTGGCGAAAAGGCCACGGACGAGGAAAAGGTACGCTATCGGAAATCAATCGGCGTGCCTGACAAACCTGAAGACTACAAACTGGATCCGGTAGAACTACCCGGAGGGATCACGAAAGACGAGGCGACCGAGAAGGCGTTCCTTGCCAAAGCGCATGAGCTTAATCTCACGCTCGATCAGGTCAAGAACGTCCACCAATGGTATTACAAGCAATTGGCGGATGATATGAAGGTGGTGAAAACTACCATGGCCGAAGTCGAGACAGCAATGGCGAAGGAATACGGAGCCGACTGGTCGCAGGCAAAGGGATTCATGGAGCGAGGATTCGCTCAGTTTGCCGATGCCGAAACAGCAAAGCTTTTCGATCTTTCCGGACTGGGGAATCATCCGGGAGTAATCCGAATGTTCATCAAGATGGGAAAGCTCATCACGGAACATCCATTCGTGGATGGGAAGAATGAACGTACGGAATCCTCACCTATCGGTCAGAGAAGCAATCAAGAATTGGCCGATGTAGTATATCCAGCGAAGCAGTAGTCAACTGGAGGTAGCATATGGCTACCCTTGGAACGAATGCCGTTACCTACTTGGACCTGGCTTCCAGGATGGGATCGGATAACAAAATTGGTGCCATTATTGAGCTGTTGGCAAAAACCAACGAAGTTCTTACGGACATGGTGACCATTGAAGGCAATTTGCCGACTGGTCATAAAACCACCGTGAGGACGGGTCTGCCGACCGCCACCTGGCGTAAACTCAATTATGGTGTCCAACCCACAAAAAGCCAAACCACGCAGATCACGGACACTTGCGGAATGCTCGAAGCATACGCCGAAGTAGACAAGGATCTTGCAGACCTCAATGGCAATACGTCAGCCTGGAGACTTTCCGAAGATCAGGCGCACCTTGAGGGCATGAATCAGCAAATGGCAACGGGGATCTTTTACGCTACGCAAGCAACCAATCCGGAACAGTTTACCGGACTCATGCCGAGGTATCCTCAATACGGAGCGGAACTACCGACTATCACGGCGTACAACTGTATCGATTCCTATGGAGCGGCCAGCGGTGCAGTCCAAACATCAATCTGGCTTATCGTATGGGGAGAGAACACCGTACACGGGATCTATCCGAAAGGATCAACCGCGGGTTTCAAACACGAAGACAAAGGGCAGGTAACTCTTGACGATGATCAGACCCCTCCTGGGCATTACGAAGGTTACCGGACTCACTATCAGTGGAAATTGGGACTTACGGTCAGAGATTGGCGGTATGCCGTAAGAGGCGCCAACATTGACACGTCGGCACTCTCTGCAACGGTGGTGGATCTTATTCCGACGATGATCAAAATGTACTACAGAATTCCGTCTTTCGGTATGGGCAAGGCGGCGTTCTACTGCAATAGGCTTATTGCTGAATATTTGCAGCAGCAGGCCCAGGTCAAGAGCAATCTTGCCCTGAGTTACAGCGAGGTCGGAGGAAGTCCGTTGACGACCTTTATGCGTATCCCGATTCGTCGGTGCGATGCGATCCTGAATACCGAAGCCGAAGTGCTCACCATCTAGGAGGATGAAAATGATAATCGATAAACAACTACAATTCTCCTTGCTTCAGGACGAAACCACTGTAGCCACTCATATTTCGGACCACGTGCTCAATCTGATTCACTATCCAACAAACGTCATCGACAACATGTTTTTAGTGTTTCGGATCGGGACGAAGATCGTATCCGTTGGAGGGACGTCTACCTTTGATATTCGACTGGTGACCTCGGCGGCGGTTGGGCTTGGAACGCCTACAGTTCTATGGAGTTCTGGAGCAACGACGAACGCCACACATTGTGGCTGGGCTGCAAATAGTATCCCGTATGTGATCAAGGTTCCGCCTACGATGTTACTGCAATACCTCGGTATGCTGTACATCATCGGGACGGATGTATTCTCGGCCGGGACCTGGGATGCTTTCCTGACTCCCGATGCGCCGTATTATATTCCGGCGACACCATAAGGAGAGGTTATGGAACAGGAAATCCTGGTGGAATGCTTATGCATTACGAGCACGGCTGCGGATTACGATTACTACCAGGCTGGCACGAAATACACCATTGACATGGTGTGGGCAAAGAAACGCGATGTCTGGCGGTACTTCAAGCCTCTAAGAGAGGTCTCGGTGAAGGAAGTCAAAGAGAAGTATCAGGATGAAAGCCCCATGCCAAGAACCGAGAATGCCGAATACAACAAGCGTGTCCGCAAAGCCAGAACACCAAGAGTAGTGGCCGCGAAGTAACTACCAGGGAAACAAAACCAGTGAGGGCGGATTAGCTTCCGCCCTCTTTTCAGGGAGAAACCATGGACGACCTCGATATCGTTAACAGGGCGTTGCGTCGAATCGGTGCGCCGGCTGCATCAAGCATGGCCGACACGGCACGAGCCGCGGCCAGGGCGATAGAAGCCTATACAAGAAGCCGAGACGAAATCCTGCGTGCGATTCACTGGCCTTGCTGCACGATGCGCAAGGTTGTTCTCAATGAAAATGAAATGGCGTGTCCATGGGTTACCCTCACGCGATTTGAAGCAGGATACAGGGCCACGAATGACAGCGACAAAACATATATCTGCACAACCGCCGGGATAACCGGGGCCACGGGACCGACCGGAACGGGCACGGGAATAACCGATGGAACATGTGTATGGAATTATGTTGAAGCCTCTGATGCCACGAACAACTGGTGCCACTGGCCGCTTACTGATTACGTGGTAGGTGATATCGTAGCCTGGGCCAACAGGCGAATCTATGTGTGCATCACAGCCGGAACAACCGGGGCAGCCTCACCTCCCACGACGACAAAAGCAGATATTACAGACGGTACGGTGCACTGGATGTACTATGGAACCCTGCCGCTCAACCGGACGGTATATGCCTATCAGTATATAGTCCCTGAAAACTGTCTGAAGATCCAGAAAGTCCCTAATCTTGCAGCACTCACCGAACAACAGCAGGGCGTACAATTCAGTTACGAGCAACATTGGCTATACTGCAATCAGGACGAATCGTTTTTAAAATACACACTGAGAGAAGAAGATCCCACCAACTGGGATGCGTTACTTCAGGCATGCGTTGCACTTCGAATTGCTACGGAAATCGTATTCGATATTACCGGACAGAAATCCTTGACCACGGAAGTGTATCAGGAATTTGGAACGATCCTCGCAGTAGCCAAGGATACGGCAAGGACCGAGGGAATGGAAAGCGAACCCGAACCCGTACGCTGGGAGGATGTGTAGGTGTACCAACGCACCCTCTTAACAGATTTCACTGCCGGTGAGCTCAGCCCCAAGTTTTCAGGCAGGGCGGAGCTTGAAATCTATTCCCGGGGCGGCGCAACCCTTGAGAACTGGGTGCCGTTTACCCAGGGCGGTGTCATCACACGGCCGGGTACTCAGAATATGGGAACAACAAAGAGCGGCGCAACCGGACGGCTGATTCCGTTTGTGGTGAGCAATACTTATCCTTTCGTAGTCGAGCTGACAAACAACAAAATGCGATTCTGGTTGAATGGGGCACTTGTCGGCGCACCGTTGGAATTAACGACAACCTATACCGCCGCTCAATTGTGGCAGATTCAATACTGTAAAGTCTGCAACGAGCTTTATCTGGTACACCCGGGACATCCGATTGCCGTAGTAACATGGGTTGGAGGTGCGGTTTTTACTCTTGGGGATCTTCCTATCTCAATAGCTTCTGATGTGCCTGCGTGGGCGCCGACTACCGCATATGTTCTGGACGCCGTAGTTACAAACGGAACACCGATGAAAGTCTATCGGTGTATCACCGCAGGGACTTCGGCAGGATCGGGCGGGCCGACAACCGAGGAAGATGATATCACCGACGGCTCGGCTCACTGGTTCTGGGAATACACGCAACCATTCAGCCAGGCCGGGGATTATCCTTCGGCAACCGCACATTTTCAAGGCCGTATGTTTTATGCCGGGACGGTAAACGATCCATCAACCACATGGGCAAGCGAGCCGTGGCATTACGGTGATTTCGATTATTTCAATATGATTTCCTATACGGCGACACGGATAAAGGATTCTTCCCTGTGGGCAAATCCGTTGAATCCAGAGACCGAGGATATCACGGTGACAAACACAGTCTATGGCGAAGCGAACGCCTTTGACTTTACCATAGCCTCTGATAACGAAGAAACTATTTATTGGTTAATAGGTGCAGACGCTTTGATTACAGGAACATCCATGTCTGAATGGGTATCTCCTCCAGACATAAATGCTCTTAATATCAAATCAAAGTGTCGTAGCGGGTTTGGAAGTGCTTTTATCCAAGCAACGATGATGGTGGATGCACCGGTGATGGTACAGGGTACTACTTCCCGGGCCGCCCTGCGAGAATACGCATACCTTGCCGAAAGCTCAGAGTTATCTTCACCGGACTTGTCCTTTGCTGCCGATCATATGCTGTATTCGGGATGTACGCAAATCGCATATATGCGGATGCCACAGCCAACGGTGTTTTGCGTATCGAACGGAGAAATTGCGGCGTTGCTTTATAATAAACCATATAGCGTTTTAGCCTGGTATCACATCATCATGGAAGGCGGGTTAGTCGAGAGCGTGTGTGTAGTACCGGGTACGGCAGATGATATTCTGTACGCTGTAGTCAACCGGGGCGGAACTCGATGCGTTGAAAAATTCGGTGACTTGTGGGACATGACATTGATTCCTCTGGATTCTTGGGTCCAGATCACGATAGCGGGAGCGACGCAAACAGGCCTGGAGCGATTCAACGGTCAGACTGTGACGATTTATAACATTACGGATAGCACGGTACACACGGCAGCGGTTGCCGGAGGCTCATTGACCTATCCTGCGGGTGACGGTGTGGGCAACGTGGTGCGGATCGGCATGGCGATAGAATGCGCCGGGAAAACCATGAACTTGAATTGCCAGACGGCTACGGGACCCGGACAGACGGCCATGAAAAGAATCAGTGCCGTAGGCGCCCGCGTGTTAACGAGTATGCCATTTCAGGCCGGATACTCGCAGACGGCAAACCTGGAGACGGCACAGAAGGATGATCAATCCGCCTGGATCTCGGCATACACGGGAAATGTGCGGATACCTTTCCAGGGCAATTGGGACCGGGAAGGCTATGTATGGTTCGTCCAGAATCAGCCGTATCGATCGTGTATCTTGAGTTTGGTACCGGAGATAGACGCATGACACGGTTACAGATGCGAGCTTTTACTGTAGAGGATTATCTCACCCTTGATGCTCTTGAAGATGAGAAGCTGCTCAGGGCCGGACAGAAAGTGCAGAGATGGGCGGAAGTGCATCTTCAGGCCGGACCGTCGGCGACTTTTACCACACCCGACGGAAGGATAATATTTTGCGGCGGTGTCCATGATCTCTGGCCGCACATCGGAGAGATATGGGGGGTGTTCTCAAAACTCGCGTATTACTATCCGCACACTCTGCAGGCGGTAAAGTGGTGCATCAAGGAACTGGTTGAAAAGATGTCCTATGTAAGACTTCAGGCCATCATTGTGACCGCAAACAAGACAGCTATCCGTTTCATAGAACATCTCGGGTTTCAGAAAGAAGGATTCATGCGATATTCGGGACCGCACGGCGAAGATCAATTCCTTTATGCCCTGGTTAGGGAGGATATCTAAATGGCTGATCCTGTCTCAATAGCAGCTGGTATTTTTGCAATTGGTGCCGGGATTGGATCAATGGTATCTGAAAGTATGTCCAAGTCTCAACGAATTGCAGAAGCCCGCGAGGATTATAAAGCCGCAATGAAAGATATCGATGCTCAAATAGCCGATGCTCAAGCTGAGAGTGAGCGACGAATAGGAACAACGAAAGCGGAAGGTATTGCCACACTCAAAGAACAGGGCGCACAGGCCGGATATGAAACGCGGCTGGCGTATACTCAGGCTGAGCTCTCTGCACAGTCTGCGGAGGCTCAAATTGCTACATCGGGCGTTAAACAGAAAGGTTCTCCCTTGCTCGCCGCCCAGCAACAAGTAGATTTGGCATACGCCCAGGCACAAAGAGTTGGAGAAAGCGGTCAGGCTACCATGAAAATAGGCGGACTGAAGCTTGGGACCGGATTGCAGAACATAAGGGCCGAGGAAACCTTGCTCACTAAAGAGTTGAGTCGGCGCCGAGCAGAACTCTATCGGAAGAAAGAAGCCCTGAAGGATCTATACTAATGATCGAAATACGCAAGAGTGATATCTATGAAGCCCGTGCAAGATCCTGGAGTCGTCTCGGTTCCATGGCGGGACAGGTGGGACAACTCGCCGGAATATTCGATCAGTTTTTTAACGCCCAGGCTGTAGAGCAATACAATAAGGGCGCCACGGCAACATCACAAATCCAAGAGAAATGGGATGCTTATAAAAAGCAAAGAGAATATGAGGTTCCCGTCTCTACTGGCGAAATTGAAACCGAACCCACGCCCGACATGACCGGAACTGTAAAAAAACGATTTGGCGAAATCAGTATGCAGGATCTTGAAGTGGCACATGATGAACTTGTTCAATCTCAAATAGATTGGGTGAATGAAAATATTACAAACAAGAAAGCAAAGAAGGAACTGATCCAGGCGATACAAGCTAATTCCGTTGATCATATGAAAGAAACGCGAGCCGTTTGGAATGAAGAGGCACAACGAGAAGCAGATGCTTCGCTTACCAACTTTACTAAAAATGTAATGGAACGCGCTATTCCGTGGCAAAAGAAATACGATCTCATTGAAGGACGGGTGTACGCCATGCGGGATGTTGGGAGAATGTACCCGGATGCAGCAGAAGAATATCTTCAGAAAGTCGCCGATGCCGCACAGTATGCTGAAGCTTCCATGGGCGCCCTTGCGGTGATGAAGGCAAGTGGCGCGGAGGCCGGAGAAAAATGGCTCGACGAGAACACACCGTATTGGAATGACACGCCCGATGTACGAAAAAAAGTACTCGAAGATGTGAGGCGTGAATGGGAATATCGCGGCAACGAAAAAGACAGATTACATGATGATCTGTTTTCTGATCTGCATATTAAAGCTGAAACAATCGAATTATGTGATGAAGCAATAGAAAAGCTGAAAGCCACCGATTATCACGACGATATGAAAAAAGAATACTGGACGCGGACTTTGAGAAATCGCAAGGAATACCTTGAGAATATGCAGAGAGTTCCGCCCAAGAACATGGATGAATATTATAAGCAAAATTATAATACGGCAAAATGGATGATACGGGAAAAAATAGCCAAGGGTGAAATAACCATCGAAGAAGCAATAAGAACTGTATATAAATTGATGGAAGGAAAAGATGGCCCATTATTGGCTGGAGATAAGGCCGCAGAGCTTATAGATTATCTCGAACGGCTACAGCCGGAAGCTGTCGATCGCGCGGCTGATTTTCTTAATAGCAAGGGAGCAGGACTTTCTGATGAAGAGAAAATGATAGTTGGAAACAAGCTTGATACATTACTTAAAGAAGATCCAACAATGACAACCAAGGATATTGAAGACGCCGTAAAAAATCTGACCGATCCGATTATAATACGCAAGCTTGACCAGGCTTTTCCCCTGAGAGAAATGATATTACCCGATACCTGGAATTTCAGCAACACTGAAAGAATGACTGAGGATATCCAAACCGATAAATATACCGGTCTCGTCAAAGATCGAGAAAAAGAATTGGGAAGATATAACGCAAAAGTGCTTGAGCACGCACAAAACAAATATCCAGAACATAATATCGTTAGCGTTTATACGGATACTCTCGGGGAAACAACAGGACATAAGGGAACGGCGGTGTTAGTGAACCGCATGGCGGAATTATATTATTTCAAAATGGAAAATAAAGCACTTGTATTATATAGATATGCAAGACAACGCAACGGTACTTATAAATGGGAAAAGGTGGAAGCTGGCTCGGCAAGAACCGTAACAGGTCCCGGATTTTAAGGAACAATCATGTCCGATGTATATGATTTTTTCAAACAATATGAAGAGAAAAAGAGAAGAAAACCTGTTTTGCCTGAAAAAAAACAGGAGCCTTTGCAGCGCCCATTATCAACGGGAATATCTCCTGTCGATGATATACTTGATTATTTCGGGCTTGAAACAAGTCCGATGTATCAACGTTCGAAGGGAGCGATTCCCAAACCGCCAGCCCCGGACGATCCGAATGTTTCTCTTGCCCGTCTTATTGCTTCTTCAGACGATCCCGTGGCGGAGATAGCACGTCTTAACGCTACGCAATATATTGCCAGGACTCTCAAACAAGATTTAGGTCATACATACGCCAATCTCGATACGATGTCCGAGTACTGGCTTGGTAAAGTAGTGCCTCCGGAAACCCTTGCAAAATCATTAAAGAACGCATGGGATAACGGAACGGTGAATTACGAATTGAGCAAGCTGGCACTAAAGCTCCGCGAACAAGGCGGAACCGACCCTGCCCTTATCAAACGCATTCAAGAGCTCGAACAATCTATGACTCCCCTTGAAGACATCCCTAGGCCATGGTGGAAGAAGGCGCTGCTCATAGCTGCGGAATCCTCTCCGCTTATGGCGCAATCACTTTTACATGGCGGCATTCTCGGGGCAGCAACGGGTACTGTAGCCGGCGGTGCGCTCGCCGTGAGTCCTCCCGGGTTGGTAGCGGCTGGAGTGAGTGCGGGCTTGAGTGTACCTGCGATCGTGGCGGCTATGGGATCGGTAGGATTTGTTGTCGGTTCTACGAAAGACTTAATGGAATCCATGAGAGGCACGGCTTATTGGAGAATGAGAGCAAATGAAGTTCCGCATAATATAGCGGCCCCACTTTCAGATATAGAAGGAATTGCTGAAGGTGCCATAGAGTCTGTTGGACAGGTAGCATTGGGTTTTGTGCCCGGATTGAAAGGACTCGGTTCGATCATAGCAGAAAAATTGATGGTTACCGGCGCTGTTGGTATCGTGGCAACACGCATTGCCGCTAACATGGTAGGGGCTGCTCTTGGTGAAGGAATAGAAGAGCCTCTTCAGGAAGCCGCCGCCATGATAACAGATATAGCGGCCAATGAATTGGCAAAGAATCAGGGGGTTATGTCGGCAATTGCACCCCTGACAGTCGAAGAGGTCGCCCAAAGAATAGGCGATGCTGCTTACGGTGGTCTTCTTGGCGGCCTTGTCTTCGGTGTTGTTGGAATACCCGGTGGAATCAAGGCCGATATCCAGACGCTCAATCAAATCAAAAATACCGCCATACAGATGCCTACACGACAGGGCTTCATCAACTATGTTGCCGAGAATGCGGAATTCGAAGTACCCGGTGTGAGTGAAGCCAAGTGGAAAGAATATCTCGGCAAGGTATGGGATCAGCAGCATCCGACAAAGCCGACGGTCCAGACACAAGAAGCCGTGACAACCAAAAAAGGCGAGACCGTACCGGTACAGGCAGCCGTTAAGAAAACGGAAGGCCGGGTGTATACCGAAGTCGAGGAGCGCACCAAGACCAGGGAAGGAACGACGGCAATATTGAAGGCCGGAGATCCAGAGACCGGAGAGCGATATGGATATGTGGCCTATGAGATTTCCGGGAACCAGTTGTATATCAATGACGTGGTGAACGAGACTGAGGAGGACATGAGGCGAGAGCTCGTGCTTGACCTCGCTGCACGGAATCCCGGCGTAGAGATCGAATGGAATCCAACGGATGAGCTCGACGTGGCCCTGAAGGAAGATTTGATCGCCACGAATCCGCGAGGAGTTGAGGCGGGAATCCAACACTTTGAGGCCGTAGCTGCACCGGAAGCTCAAAAGACTTTGACGCGGACTTTTTTTGTCGAGCGTATGGGCGAACTATTCAATACCAAAACGCCGGAACAAGCCGAGACATATGGAAAGCTTGTAGATGCCTTGGCCGGAGTATCCAATAAAACAGCGGACGAATGGCTTCAGCAGTATATCGCTCCGGAAGTCACAACGGAAGCTGTCGGCGCTGGATTGAATGTTGCCCAAGCCGTCGCCGGGACTCAATTCAGGGTAGAGGGCGAAGCGATATCTCCTCTTAAAGTAGACCTGCCGGAATTTAAAAACAGAGTGAAGGCTGTATTCACAGCACTCGAAAAGGCAGATTTCCATCATGGTGTTCATGAGTTTTTCCACGCTGTAGAACGGCTGGCGCTGTCGCCGGAACAGATACGGAAGTTTGAGAATGCACTCGGGAAACTCAGACAGACATGGACGGTTGCGGATATTGAAACGCTCGCTGATCATTTCGAAGACTATCTTACTACAAATGAAGCGCCCACGCCTGAACTGAAAACGGTATTCGAGCAAATTGCAGAAGCTTTCCAGAAACTTATCAGTTTCATCATGGAGCGACTAGATCAGGAACCGGGTTTACTCTCTGACGAATTCATCGAGGCTTATGACGCTTTATTCAAGAAGCCGGAGAGTGGACTTGCACAAGCTGAAGTCCAAGAGACCCAAGTAACTCCGAAGGGACCGCAGGGCCAGGTGATAGATCCAGAACTTGTTCCAGAATTATTTCATCGAGATACAGCCTTGCAGGACATTTTCAACGACGCATCTATTAATATGTTCGGGACGACGACCAATCCGGAACATGGTGCCTGGATTCTGTCAGATGGTAAAATGCCGGATTTCTCTTGGGAGAAAAATAAGAAAACCAAGGGTCTTGCGAAGTATTTTGATAGAATAGCGCACAGTGAAATAGAAAGAGTTTTCCAAAGGATAGATCCGCAAGAGAATCTATTTAAGGGCGACACATACGCAAAGGCTTGGCAGGCGGGGGCCGTGCGTATGGATATCTCGGCGAAACAGCTATCCATACAGAGCACCAAGATTCCGACGCCTGAACAGTTAAGAACTATCGATTCTGCGATGGATGGAGTTGATGGTGTTAACCTGGAAATAATGAGCAAGGACGCCAAAGATACGCTTTCATGGGAAGCGATAGATCAGCCCGAAATGAAGGATGTACGGCGATTCTATATTAAGGCGGGCCGGGCGATGGAGACGGGAGAGGTGCTTTATCATGATGAAATAAAAGAAATCCTTGATAAAAATGAATATAAGATTTATGGCATTAGGGCTATGACAAGTCCGAGTGATCTGTATAGCAAAGAATATGCTGAAAAACATGGATTGGTATATTCCGAAGGTAGGGAAATAAAGGAAGGCGATATTTTAGAAAAATCATATAAATGGAAAGATGAACAACCGACCGGACGATTGTTGTCCGGAACCTCGGCAATCAGAATAACGAGTGAAAATATTGACGAAGCACTAGATATTTATTTCAGACAAGGCGCCGGGTACTATACAGAAAATCAAATTGTACTTGTCGGAGGAGAATCGGCGCGAGCTGGCGTTGATCCTGGCGAAGTGATTATAAAAAGCGCCAAGGTACTTAAAATATTGAGACCATCAAAAAGCCAAATGACCCTATTTCATCTCGAAGATTGGCAAGGAGAATTTCTCTATGGAACGCCTGTCGATGCCAATATCTACCAGCAATACGTGGAAGAGGCGGGCGAGTACGAAAGCCCGGAAGCCTTTAGGAAAGCCATAGAATTACAGTATGGTGAACCCGGCGATACCGATATCCAGGGAGCGGCCGCCATACGATTTTATCAAGAGGTGTGGGAAGCTTCCCAGATTCCAGAGCAGGAGCCTGAAGCGCGAATCCCAATCCAGTCTCCTGTGATCCCGTCGGCTCCGACCTACGACTATCAGGAGAAAATGGAGGCTGCGAAGGACGTTGACGATGCAGAACTCGCCGCAAAGATAGAATCAGGGGAGATCACCGAAGCAGATATTGAGAAGCTTTCCGAAGAGGCCGAAGCAGAAGGCGCGATCACGCGAGAGGCGGCCAGGACGGAAACCGACACGGAGGCCATGGCCGCGATGACGGCTGAGGAGCAGCTTGCCGTCCGGACTGGTGATGAACTCGAAGCCGCCATGGAAGAGCGGGAACGTCTTGCGGCCAGGAAGGCAGAGCTTGCCGCCATAGAGAAGAAGATAAAGAGCCTGCGAACGCGGCTCATGAACGCCCTTGCAGGAAATGAGCATATCGCGGTACTCATGGAGGAACAGGGGACTTGGAAGCGGATACTCTCGAAAGAGGCCGAGGTTGAAGAGGCGGAGGCCTACGCCGAGGGCATAGCCTTCGGGCGTGAGGTTCAGAAGGTTATCGATACCGAGAAAGCCAGCGGGAAACTCCGCGAGACCAAAGCGAAGATGTACGCCGAGAAACGCGCTGCCGTGGCGAAGGTCAAAGGAGAGGCCCGGAAAGCCAAGGCGAAACAGCGAGCGGCAAGAAAACTCAGAGAGGCAAGAAAGAAACTAATCCGGGACATCATGCGCCCGCCCGGGAAGAACGTGCAGTTCCGTGGATACGCCGAACAGATACGGATTATCCAGGATAGCCTTGAACCCAAGATTAGAGAGTACCGGATCAAGGGTGGTGTGCAGATCCAGGAGAAGACGAAAAAGGGGTATGCACGGGAGCAGACCCGGAAGTTTTTCGAGGACAACCCGGAAGCGGCGGCCATGGTGCCGAAGGAGAAACTTGAACGCTTCTATGCCATTCCACTGAAAGACATGTCCATGGCCCAGCTTGAGGAGATCGCCGAGACCATAGACGTGCTCAGGAAGCAGGGCGTTTTGAAACGACATCTTGAACTCGTACAGCGGAAACGCAGGATGGATGATCTCAGGAACCGAAGTGAAAATACGGTGCTCCGCGGGAAGCCTCCGGAGAAACCGATCGGCGGCGTAAAGCCTACCGGGAAGGTCCTCAAGGTGTGGCTTGCGACGTTGAAACCGGCGCGGGTGCTTGCTCTCCTGGATGGAGTGTTCGAGGGTGGCAAGGAAGGGGTGTTCACGGAGCTTGGATGGACCCGGGTAAATGAGGCGTGGACGGCCTTCAAGAAAGCCGAACGAACTCGTAAAGAACCGGTGATCGCAAAAATGAAGGAACTCGGCTTTACTCTCGATCCTCTTGGAAAACTCAAAGGCCAGGAATGGGTGAAGCGGCCTTTTAACATCGACGGTTTTAAGTACACGAACGGCAAGATGCCGACGCTCGAAGAAGTAATGTACTGGTATATCGGGATGAAGAACGAACGGACGGCGGCCGCCTTGCTCTATGGCAACAATCTAGTCGAAGGTTTGAGCGGGGAAGTAATCACAAAGGGCATTGCCATGCTCACCGACAAGCAGCGGGCTATGGCCGACGCGATAGATGAGGATGGGAGCAAGAACTTCTCACGCCTGCGGGAAGCCTTCATAGACTATTTCAATATCGACCTGCCGGGAGAGGAACACTATGTCCGCATGGTACGCAAGGAGATCAGCTACGAGACCAGAGAGGAACAGATAGCGGCGGAATTGACCGGGAGGGCCGGGATCAGAAAACAATTCGTGGCCCGGCATTCCACGTATGCTCGTATCGATATTGCGGACGAACATCAAAAGCCTATCCGGACAGACCTCTTTACACTATGGAACGAGGGGGTGATCGAACAGGAAGGCTTTATAAGTCAGTACGCCATGATCAAGGAAATGCATGATGTATTTGAAAGCGACCAGGTACGCGCGGCGGTCACCCAGAAATACGGGCCGGATCTCAATAGATGGCTCAAGAAATACACGAACGACCTGGCACAGGCGGAAGCGTATACCAATCTGCAACAGCTTGAGAAGTTTTCACGGATGAGCAGAGCACACGCAACGATAGCCTGGTTGGGGTTCAACGCTTTGTCCGTGGCAAAGCAGACGGTTGGTGTATTCGGATACTGGGCGGACCTGGGCCCGCTCGCTCCGGCCTACATGCTCTCGGCGGCGGCGAAACTTTCCGCAGGCCAGGTCAAGGCGGCGGCAGGAGGGCACTTCATCCAGAATACCCATATCGATTGGGTGAAGAGCAAGAGTGAATACGTTCGCAATCGTCAGATAAGTGTGGATCTTGAAAATCTTAAAAGCATGAAGCCGACCCTTTATAATGCTATCGTCGGGAAGATAGGCCGATGGGGCATGAAGGGCCTCGAGGTAATGGATATCGCCACGGTGTGCATGGGCTGGACGGCTGTATATGATAAGACGATGCGAGATACACAAGGGGATGAGGCGGCGGCGATCAAGGCAGCGGATGCGGCGGCTATGCGTTCCCAGCCTTCGGCCAGGGTTCAGGACATGGCGGAAATCTACCGGCAAGGCGAGGTAATGAAATGGTTCACCATGTTTACTTCGGAGCTCTCCGTTATCTGGAACCGTCTGACCTTTGATGTACCGCTTGCTTTGAGGCGCAAGGAGTTTATGAGGGCCATTCTCGATCTTACGGCGCTGGCGATGGCCGGGGTCTGTATCTCGATCGCTTCCGGAGCGCTCATCGGAGATGATGAGGAGAAAAAGAAGAAGCTGGCTCTGGGCGCCTCGGCAGAGTTTATAGAGAGTATCCCGATATTCGGAAATGATATTTTCGCCTATATTTCAGGGCGGCAATTCCAGTCAAGCGGCGTGAAGCTGGTCCCGGCGGTTACGATGTACATGGAAACCGCGAAGGATATCACGGACCAGGACTGGGACGGCGTTATCAAGAATGGCCTGGAAGCTCTTGCATTCACCGCAGGGTTACCTTATTCCCAACCCAGGCGGATTATCAAGACGATTGCCGATGAGGACTTGAGACACCTTCTTGGCTGGCCGGAGGATTGATGGGCAGACGTTTAAGGCGGGATATACACAAGCGCGTCTCTTCCGCAGGCTACCAGAAAATCACGGGTGACCTGGAAGTCACGGGTGCTATTTACGGTCCCACCACTACGACACTCAAGGGCATGCTTATCGTCGATGGCTATGCGCTACTTAACGGCACGGTTCAGGTAGGTCAAGGCATTCACAGCAGCAACTACGCCGTGGGTGTTTCGGGCTGGCATATCGATGGCGACGGAAATGCGGAACTCAACACCGTCACTGTACGCGGTGTAGTCGAAGCGGATTCCGGCAATATAGGCGGCTGGCTCATCGGCGGCGATGACAATCTGCTTCGCTCTGCGGTATCCGGCGCACGAATCGAGCACAATCCCGTCAAGCTACGTATGTCCATCTTCGACGCCGTGAATGAAAAAGTTGCTGTTGGCTATCTCGAAGGACTTCCTAAGAATGACGAAAGCGGCAACTGGGGTGCATCCGACTACGGGATCTGGGTACGCCTGGGCGACACGATGGTCATGGACGGCGATATTGCATACCATGACGGTAACTGGATCTGCACCGATGCGAGTATTTATATCAAGACATCCGATGGACATAATATCGTCGTCATCGGCACGGACACGGGACAAAAAGGAATCTGGCTCTACGATGGCGCTGACAACAAAATATTCGAATGCAGCACGGCGGCTACGCGAATCAATGTTATCGATGATAACGAATTTGTTTTTGGCTTATATGATACTGGAACGAGCACTTCTTATGATTTAATGCGCCTATCAAGGGCGGCAAATAATAATGTAGTGCACATTAAATTGGGCGACTGGACAAATACCAACGAATCGGCAATCGTTGCTCCGCTTAGATTATATTTCGGCGCCAATTGTTATTGTACCAGCGATGCGGTCT